GTAGCACAGCAGACCTACAGAAAATGCTCAAGCAAATAAATAAAGAAAAAGCAGAAGACTAATGGCAATCTTTAAAGTAGTTCAACACATTGGTGATCTGACAGATAATTCTAATGCTGTAATTAATAGCACTGGACACACTATTAAAACTGGTTTATACAGAATTTCAAATGCAGCTTCACAACCAGCTCATTTTTCTGTTAACGGAAATCCTGATGCAGGAACAGATCCTGATGCTGGTCATATTCTTGCTGGAACTGAAATTATTGTCAAGGGACATTCTCCTAAAAGAGCAAATATTATTGCAGCATCAGCAGCAACATCATGTGTATTAACTGCCGAAGGAAATAGTCAACCTTTTGCTGTTGGCGATTATGCAACTCTCACAGGATCTTCAGTTGCTGGATACAATACTGCTATCACTCATGTAGAGATCACTGCTGTTAGCGGAACATCAATTACTGTTAATGCCAACACCAGTGCTTTAGCAGCATTCACTGGTTCCGCAACTCTTTCCAGATCAGCAAAAGTTTCTGCTCAAGGTGATACAAGTAATGGTCTCGAAGTTTATGTAGACGAAGTTTCTGTTGTTGCTGGGTGATAAATATGAAGTCGTTCAAACAGTTAAGGCATGACATCTCCGAAGGAGCAGCCTGGACAAAAAAATCAGGACAGAACAAATCTGGAGGACTCAACGAAAAAGGACGAAAGTCTTATGAGAAGGAAAATCCAGGATCTGACCTCAAAGCACCAAGCAAGAAGGTTGGAAATCCCAGGAGGGCATCCTTCTGCGCTCGAATGAAGGGCATGAAGAAGAAATTAACCAGCAAAAAAACTGCTAACGATAAGGACTCTCGCATCAATAAGTCACTTCGTGCGTGGAATTGCTGACATAACTGTAAAAATATTGTTAAAATTGTGTATTATTACATAGGGAACCTATAATTAGTAAGTGAGTTTTGATATGAAAATGCGTCTCAACGACACAGATATAACACGTTTAATCACAGCCTGTAAACTCTATCAAGAGAATACTGGTAGTGAATGGATGTGGGAACAATATGATGACTTGATCAATAAGCTCAAAACTTATCAAGATCAATATTCGACAAAAGAATGAAATTTATTTTCGCATTTCTTGCAACACTATTCCTGGCAGCACCCGCATGGGCAGTTGATGTTCAGATGGGTTACGACGGTAACCTCGTTTTCGAACCAGCAGAAGTAACAATTGCTGCAGGAGAATCAGTTCACTTTGTAAACAACATGCTACCACCCCATAATGTGGTTGTAGAAGATCACCCAGAAATCTCTCACGAAGGTCTCGCTATGATGCCTGGTGAAGAGTTTGATGTGACCTTTACCGAAGCAGGAGACTACACTTACTGGTGTGGTCCTCACAAAGGTGCAGGCATGATCGGTACTGTGCATGTAAACTAATGTTTAAAGACTGGGGCAAGGGGGTGAATCCACCCGAAAGATTAACCGAAGAAAGAGTGCAGGAGATGATCGATGCTGCCATACGCCGTCATAATCGGAATGCTTCGATTATTAGTATGTGTGTTGGTTGGGTTGTTCTTGCACTTTTTGCTGAAGGTCTTCTTCGACTTATCGGAGTAATACCCCCTGTACTACCATGGCTCAACATTACCCTGAATTAATTGGTATTGTTTTACTATTGGTGTTTGCTGCCACAATGTTCTATCAGGGGACATTGATTATGACAGGCAAACGTGGTTATAGGCATTGTGAGCGTGAAAAGAAAAAGATGGATAACGCTCGTAAGCAAATAGAAGATTTATTTAAAGACAAATGAAAGTAGGAATGATCGGATTAGGTAGGATGGGTGAGGGTATGTCTCGCCGTCTTATCGCAGCAGGACATGAAGTTCATGGTTATCGCAACAATGTTAAAAAAGCAAATGAGCAATATGAGAAGGGTTATATCAGTGGATATACCACTTCTTTGGAAAGCCTTGTTCAAATAGTTAAGACTAAAGAATCATATGGAGAGAAGTCTGGAGAAACTTTACGTTTTCCACAACCAGGCATCTTCATGATGGTGGTTCCAGCAGAAACTGTAGAGGATACCCTCAATGACTTACTACGATTTTGTCGTGAAGGCGATATTATTATTGATCATGGCAATAGCAATTTTAAGGACAGTCGGAAAAGAGCCGAGCGCCTTGCAAAACTTGGCATCGCGTATATTGACTGTGGTACTAGTGGTGGTGTTTATGGTCTGGACCGTGGATACTGTCTTATGGTTGGTGGCGGAGATACTGCGGTCACCACTTGTCGTCCAATTTTTGATGCCCTCGCCCCAGGAATTGATTCTGCCCCCAGGACTCAACCTAACTCATGGGTAACACAAGCAGAGCACGGATGGTTGCATTGTGGTGGACCAGGAGCAGGTCATTTTGTCAAGATGGTCCACAATGGTGTTGAGTATGGCATTATGCAAGCATATGCCGAAGGATTTAATATTCTCCACGAAGCAAACGCAGGTGCCAAGTATGTCAAAGCAGGAGACGCAGAAGTTGCGCCAATGGACAACCCTGCCGATTATTGCTACGACATTAATGTTGCTGAAGTGGCTGAGCTATGGCGTCGTGGTTCTGTGGTTGGGTCTTGGTTACTTGATCTTACCGCTGATGTTCTACGGCGCGATAGAGAGCTTGGCAAGTTCGATGGTGGAGTATCAGACTCTGGTGAGGGTCGTTGGACGGTTCACGCTGGTGTGGATCTTGGCGTACCCATTCCTGTTATCAGCAGTGCGCTGTGGGCACGTTTTGAGTCGCGCCGTCTTGGTGCTTTCACGGCCAAGGTTCTGAACGGAATGAGAGCAATGTTTGGTGGTCATGATGTTAGGTGAAGCACTTAAATGGTTGGCAATACCATTTGTATTATCCACGATATATTTCGGGATACGAAAAGGTGAGAATGACTACTACGACTCGGACGACTATGATGGAAACGGAACCGCACACTGAAATACTTACTTACCAGATAGTAATCTTCGGTGCTACTGGAGATCTGGCAAAGAAGAAACTAATCCCTGCTCTGTATAAACTACACAAGAAAAATTTACTTCCAAGTAATCTTGTGATTGTAGGGACATCTCGTCGTGAGATCGCAAAACAAACATGGGTGGAATCTTTGGGAGAGTATCCTGAAGACTTTCTCCATCGTCTGGATTGGATTAGCACTGATCTGAATAATCCAGATTCATTGAAAAATCTTCCAGATGCAGATGATTCAACTTACTTCTTATCTGTACCACCAGAACGCTATGAGAATGCTATCATCAATCTCAAAGAAGCAGGACTCCTCAACAACCCAGAACTCTCGCGTGTTGTTATTGAAAAACCCTTTGGGCACGATTATAAATCTGCTGATAATTTATCAGCTGTGGTTGCTAGACATCTACGCGAGAAACAAGTCTATCGCATTGACCATTATCTTGGTAAAGATACTGTCAATAACATACTTGCTACTCGTTTCAGCAACATTCTTTTGGAACCACTTTGGAACCGCCAGTATGTAGAGGAAGTACAAATCTTTGCAACCGAAACATTTGGATGTGAGGGTCGTGCCCAGTATTATGAGACCGCTGGTGCTGTCAGGGATATGCTGCAGAATCATATTCTGCAAGTGTTGGCATTGATTGCTATGGAACCTCCAAGCAAAATGTCAGCAAAAGAAGTCAGAAGAGAGAAGACAAAAGTTTTATCCGCTACTAGACTATCAGAGAACATTATTTTAGGACAATACGATGGCTACCGTAGCGAAGAGGGCGTTGATCCTAACAGTGGTACTCCTACCTATTTTGCTGGCACTTTATTCGTCGATAACTGGCGTTGGGAGGGAGTTCCTTTTAATGTCATGACAGGAAAGAAACTCCCCTACCAATGTGTGGAGGTAGTTATCAAACTCAAAGCACCACCACTAAAACTATATGAAGGAGAAATCAACGACCGTATTGTCATGCGCTTACAGCCTAATCCTCATCTCGATATCCGTATGGATATTAAGTCACCTGGGCTCAATGACAACTTGGAGTTGGCAACACTCACCCACTCCTATCCACAGGACAGAGCAATAGATGGTTACGAGAAGCTTCTTTATGATGCTATTAATGGAGATCAATCACACTTTGTACATGCAGATGAAGTAATGGAATCATGGAGGATTGTAGATGACCTTTTATGTACTGGTAACACTTGTCCGATTAGGACTACTCCTTTCATTTATCATGGTAACACTTGGGGTCCGCAGTACAAAACCGAAAGAATAACTACTTGGGATTATCCAGCATGATACATCACGTACAATTATTCGTTAGACATACTATGGAGAATCCACTTGCTCTAGCAGTAATGTCTTTTGCTTTAGTCTTTGTTCCCATCCTAGGTATGTGGGCAGTCCATAAATATGGATGGGAGCACTGGGAACCTTTTCATAGGAGCCACAAATGAATCCACTTATCTTAATTGGTTGCTTTACTCCATTAGCAATTATTTTCATAGTGATGAAACTTGCTGTTTGGATTGAAGCAGTAAACG